CTGTATTAGAAATAGATCCATCGTGAATTTTAGTAGCATCAATCGTACCAGCTAATTGTGCATTACTTATTGTTCCTGTTAAGGCACTTGCTGGATAACTAGTTGCATCTTGTAAATCAAAAGCTGGAGTTGCATCACTACCTCCTAAAGAGAGAGATACACCACCATAAGAAACTGATGAGTTAGTAAGGCTAGAGTTACCAATGTTTGATAAGGTATTAGAAGAACCACTAATCGTTTTGTTTGTTAGTGTTTGTGTTCCTGTAAGAGTTGCTACAGTAGAGTCTATAGCTAGGGTAACATTGTTGCCTGATGCTGTTGAGTCAATACCAGTGCCACCTAATAATCCAAGTGTTTCACTATCCAGGTCAATAGCTATTGTGCTAGATCCGTCAGAAATATCTAAGTCTTGAGCTGTTAATTGTGAATCTACATAAGCCTTAATAGATTGCTGTGAGGCAACCGCAGTTGCACTATCAGAGGACATATCATCTTCATCTTTAAATGCAGTACCTGATATTGATGTGTTAAGGACAGGGCTAGTAAGTGTTTTGTTAGTTAGAGTTTCTGTACCAGCTAGGGTTGCAAAGCTACCATCCGACAAAGCAGAGTTAAACTGTGCTGTTGTTCCTGAGAGGGTGTTGCTACCAAGTGCAATGGACTTGTTAGATAAAGTAACTGTACCTGAAGTGACAAATGCTTTTACAGACTGTTGCGATGGAGGAAGGATAGCACTATCTGTTCCCATAGCATCTTCGTCAATAACAGGATTAGCTGGATTTGTAAAAACTGAACCAACATAAACAGATACAGTAGTGTCACCAGAATTAATTGTGCCACTGTCAAAGGTAAAGGTTAAAGTTGTGTTAGGAGAGGAGTATGCTGATGTTGCGATCTTACCAAAGATAGTTCCAGTATTACTACCAATAACTTTAACTCTACGACCTACATGATGTGTTGATGTAATGTCAGCAGCTACAGTTATGCTGGTAGCAGAGGCTCTCGTAAAGGTAGTAGTGCCATCACCATCACCTAATAAAAACCATTCTTTGTCATTCCAAACTGATCTAACATCTTTAAGTTGTTCTCTAATGGCATTGTTTACATCAGAGGGTGACATACCCTCAGAGATATTGACTCCATTAATCGCTGTGTTGCTACTTGCTGTTGTGCTATATGAACTTACTGTCATTATAATAATCCTCTTCTTAAAAATGGTTGAATATTTGGTTGTCTTTGAACTTGGCCTGTAAACCTTGATGATTGTAATAATCCTGTTGCTGGTACTTTGCCTATTGTCTTTCCTGTATAATATGCACCTTCACCTATTAATCTTGGTGATGCTATTCCAGCAATACCTAATGTTTTTGGATTAAATAATGATGACAATAAAGCTCCCTTTTGTATTCCACCACCAAAACCTCTTCCTTGAATACTAGAAAGTTCTTGACCAGCCAATCTTGGCATAATGTTTTTTTTCTCAAATAAACCAGTGACATCATCTAGGGTTTCTAATGCCTTCAATCTTGAACCAAAATTAGTTGTTCTGTTGTTTTGCATAACTGATTGTAGTTTTTTCAAGGTAGTTGATGCACTTTTTGTTTTACCTAAACTCAATTCATCAATTAGTTGTCTTTCTAATGCTATTGCTGCTCTGTAATCTGATGAAGCTTTTAAATAACCTGGTGCTGCTTTATCAATCTCACTAGCAATATATTTTGTTGTTTGTCCTACTAGTTCTTGAGATAAACCAACATTTTTTCCTTGTGGATATAAGCTGTTAATTCTTTTCTTTAATATATCAAGTTGTTGAGCATTTGCTTTTGATAAGTCACCACCTATTTCTGTGGTAAACTTAGTTATTTCATCTTTAACATCATTTAAAACTTTTAAATTTTCACCAGCAAACTCACTAACCTTACCAGCATCATCTAATTTTGATTTTTCAAATGTAGAGACAAAATCTGTAACTTTATTACCATCAACTAATTTTTCACTTAATTTTAAATTTTGCATTTCTGCTCTATAGTTTTTGCCTTTTGATTTTTGCAAATCATTAAAAATTTCATTTGCGTCATCAACGATTTTCATGGGAGTATCTTTACCTCTCATGCTATCTAAAAAACTTTGTGATGATTTATTTTTGCTAATTATTCCTGATTGTTTTCCAGATTGAAAAGCTATTTTTGTTGCGTCACTTGGAACTCCACCAATAGATTCTATCGCTTTGGGTATTCCTTTATTTAGTGCTAAAGAAGTAGTAGATGTAACAGCATTTATAGGATCTATTTTTCCTACACTTTTAGCAACATTCCCAGCTTTTTCTAAAGCACCCAATTTAGAAAATTGACCAGTTTTAGCAACTAAACTACCACCACCAGTAAATAAAACTGAGGCATCCGACAACATTCCTAAAGGATCAGTGGCAAAGGTTTTTTTAATATTTTCTAAACCACCATAACGATCTTTAAAAAACTTACCTACTTCTCTTGCAAGTTGTTCGTTTCCTTGTTCACCAGGAACAATTAAGTTTATAACACTTGATCCTAAAGATTTTAAATCTTTAGCAGTTTGAACAGGACTTAAAAAAGGTGTAATTATGTCTTTTACTAACTGAACACCACTTTCGTCTAGATTAGAAATTGCTTGTGAGAAAACATTTTTATTTTCATCAAAGTCTTTAATTAATGAGTTTTTTTCTGGAACAACAGTTTTAATGTTGTTCTTATTTAGATGAGGCATTGTAACCATATTTAACTACCATCCCAAAATACAACTGTTGATATTCCATTTTCATCAATATAATTTACATATTGATTTTTCTTTAATTTTCCTGATTTAACTAAATCTTCCATTTCTTGTTGATTGCTATATGAATGAAAAATTCCATCACCATTATTAGCGATCCAATCTTCTTCAAAACCATCTAAATTGTTATTCTTACTAAGCCATTGAGACATCGCATTTGTGTATCTTATGTTGTAATCATTGAATTGTTGAAAACCAGCTATGATTTGTAAGTTACCTTGTTTTGTGTTTGTTAAAGCTGGTGAGGCTGTTTGATACATTGCTGCCTCAAAATCTGATGTACTACCAGAACCAACAGCTCTCATACGAGGAACCATGTAAGAAACTAAAGCATCAAAACTTTCTAATGCTGCTAACTCTTCCATCTCTGACTCGTTTAACATACCCATCGCATTCATAGCTTGAGAGATACTTTTCTTAACTGAAGTAAATTTATTAGTGTCTTTTATAACACCATCCTCTATTAATCCTTTCATAATTGAAAGTTTGCTATTAATGTTTCTGTTTTCTTGAATAACTTTTCTATTATCTTTTACTAAATCTGCTCCTAATTCATATTTTCTAACATCAATGGCAGACTCAGTTTTTTGATCTATACTTACAGACGATTCTGGTTTTGTTAAATAATCAGTAATTATTTTTTGACCAAGTTCTGACTTTGGATCAATACCAGCAGCTTCAATATTTCTCATTAAATTTGTGGGTTTGTCTGTTTTAAGTAATATTTCTTGTGCTGCTAAAGAATTAGCTATTTCATCTTGACCTTTTTGATATTCAAATTGATCTTTTTTGAACTGTAATTCAGCTTGTGATGTGTTGTAATCACTCATAGATTTCATTCCAGAAGCTAGGGCTTCACCAAAAGATACTGGCATAGTTGAGTAACCACTTTTATCAAGTAATCCTTGTGCAAATGCTTGACCACTACCACTTGTTGCAAAATCTAATAAGTTTTGACCTAATTGATTAGGTGGAACATTAACTGGTTTTTGTTGAGGTTTTACAAATGCTGGTTTGGCATAAACATTTTTTGCACCTTGTTCCATACCAGAAGCAAAAGCATTAGGAGAAGTTGTAGTTGCTTGAACACCACTAGGTAATGCAGAGTACATATTTCTACCACCTTGCTCCATACCACTTGCAAATGTGTTTTGTGGTAAAGCAGAGTAGCTTCTTCTAGGTGTGGTATAAACAGAATATGGGGTTGTTCTTGGAGGTGGGAAAATTAAAAAAGGATTTTCTTTTGTGCTTCTTGGTAAATTAGTTAAATCTATTGCCATTAAAAGAACCCTCCAAGTAGTCCACCACCAATAGCTCCCATGCCTGTTGTTAGTCCTGGGATCATATTAGCTATGTTTGCACCAGTCATTGCACCACCGAGTAATCCAGCACCAGTGTTTCTAAAGACTGGTTGAGTTGATACAGTAGTTGATGGCACAGCAGCACCTAATGAACCTAAGTATTGATTTAATTTGATGTAGGGTTGTTGTTGTCCGTAGTCGTATCTTGCTATGGCATCTTGTAATTTTGCCATTTCTAGTGCTTCTCGTTCTTGGCCTACTTGTTGCAATCTTGCAATATCGTTGTAGTCCATCTCACCAAGTTGTGGTGCTATTTGAGTTGCAGCGACTTGATTTTGTCTTTCACGATTATACTGATCGCCATAAACTTTATTGGCAAGTTCACCTAAACTTCTTGATAATATTTCTTGATTAGCACCTGATCCTAGACGACCAGCTTTGCTAAATTGTGATTGAACTTGTGATGTGACATCACCAGCCATTTGATTGAATAATGCTTGAGAGTACGGATTGGTAGTAGGTGATAGATAATCGCCTTGTAAAATTTTATTTATTTCTGTTTGTGATGAACCTAGTAAGGGATTACCCTGGATAGCTCTTGCACTCGCTAGTTGTAAAGCAGTATCTGTTTCTGGTGCAAAATCAACATAAGTGTTATTAGGGAAGAATGAGGGTATATTAGGGTTCTCGTATAAGTCCTGTGCAGCTTCAATAGCTTGAGTATAGTAAGGTCTAATAAACTCTGATGGTTCACTTGATGTTGTTGTAGTTACATTTTGTGGGTTTGATCCTTTTGACATTTTATATTTCCTTATTTAGTAAGTATGCTTTAACTCTAAATCCTTTCAATTTTCTAACCCATCCTTTTCGCCCAGCGACTTCAAGGTGAGTACAGTTTTCTTTCTTTGCAAATTTTTCGATTACTTTTTGTATTCTTTCTAACCAATTTTCTAGGTTCACTCCTCCAGCTAAAAAGTATCGTAATACTTTTGACTGAGGGTATTGTGCTATTTCTGTGACGACAGCACTTTCAACTCTTTCATCATTCCAACTAATAAATAGTTGCATACGATCTTCGATTAATCCTTTGTAAATATCATCAATCGTATAGGTTTCGTCTAATGCCTTTTCTAGTAAAGGTTTGATTTGACTCCATATAAACTTAACATCTTCACTAGGAACTCTAGTGACGACATTAGCCAATGACACAGTATGATAAGTTTTGGTCTGTGTTTCCTGAACTTGCATGAGTTAATGTGGCACTTCCGTCTGCTCTAGCTGAAACATGAAGTCCATTAAGAGCTGTTCTTCCATTAGCAGTTGTAGGCATAAACAAAATAACTGAGTTTCCACCTATTCTTGCATCTGTAAGAGTTGTTGATGTAGCACTAGCAGTTAGTGTAATAGAGCCAGTGCTGTTAAGTTTACCATTGATTGTATTGTTCAATGATGTCGAAACTAATCGTAAGTGTTGTCCTGTATCTGGTATCGATAAAGGTACTTGAGGAAACTGATTATCTGCCACCTTCAGGTCTCGCTTCTATATCTACACCTGACATGGTATTGAAATTTCCTGTCACATTTACACGAACTCGATGATACCTGGATGTTGATCTCAAAGGACAAGTACCAGAGTCGTTGGTGCTTACAGCATCACCCACAGTTATTGTATCAAGCTGCGAGTTTCTAGTAATTGGTGTTACTGTGACTGTTGTATTTGTTGTTCCATCAACAATAGGTCTACAGTTAATTAAGGTTGATCTTTTATTTTCAGCACCTTCAAACTCTGTCGTATCAACTGTGGCTGATAAACTATTCGCAATGAACTTACCAAATTTGTTTGCTGAGTTAAAACCAGCTAGACCAACAATACCTTCTTTATAAAAGTATGAGTCTAATGACTTTGGAAGATTATCTAAATCACCTAATACATCTAAACTCTCTAAGGTAGTAAATGCTTCTTGTGATGCACTAGCAATAAACTCTAAATCTTGACCACTGCCTGTACTCCATTTATCAACTGCATAGTTGTATATCAAGAGTTTGTTATTAGTAGTTCCTGTAGCTCCTGATCCTCGATAAGACCACACAACAATACTATTGTTAGGATCGACAGCAGATGTTATTCCGTCAAGATTAGATGATAAATCTTCAAAGAAGAAATTATCAACTCTTGCATTTCCAATGGGTGTTAGTTGTTGCCCACCAGTTAGTTTGTAAAAACCATCTTGTGCTAAAAAGAAAACCATGTTTCCATAAGAGGCAACAGATTTAGGAGCAAAAGCTCCAAGATTATCTGCGATCTTGTCAAACTGAAAAACTAATGGCACACCGACATAAGACATTCTGTAGATAGCCTTCTCCATGAAAATCACACCAGAACTCTCCCCACCGACAATCGCTTGGATATTTCCATGAGAACCCACAATGTCTTGGAAGCCAGACTGTGTAGCTTGGCTAGGAGTCCATGTAGAACTATCATTGATACCAGACCATTTTACTCTTTGGTTATATGTAGTAGAACTTTCTTCTGTATATCCAGCTACAACAAAGTCTCTAATGACTGCGATGTATTTAGCTTTCAATGTGACTAAATCACTAAATGCTGTATCTACCCCTTCTTCAAACTTTTGTATGTTGTCGGCAAAGTTCGTTGCAATAATGTTTGCTCCAAACTGTGTAAATGCCCAAAAGTCTCTTGCATTTTCTGTAGTCGAATTGTTATAACCACCAGCTTTACTTTTATCTTGAAAGACTAGAGAGGAGTCCATCTGATAAAGTTTAGTAGCATCTCCAGCATAGTTGGTTGAACCACTAGCACTAAAACTTGTAAATAAACCGACAGCACTTCCTGTCAATCCAGTTCCACTCAATGCCTGAAATCCAGGCAATGCTTGATAACCTTTTCTTAAAGGAATGACATTATCTACCTTTAAAGCTCCTGAGTTCTGATAACTAGGTAGATCGGCTTGTAAATCACCAAACTCAATCATCTAGGCCACCTGAGGAGTAGACATCTGTAAAGGTGAAGATGTGGTTGAACCTCTTGATGATGTTTCGTTTGCATTCTTGAGAGCTTCTTTATAAAGATTACCCCAAGTGTTAATTCTTTCGTCTTGCATAATAAAGGGAGCTGACTCTGCTAATGCACCATACAAATACAACTCAGGATAATTTGTAAGTATATCATTAGAGGCATTGCTATCTGATAATGCAGTTAAACTTTTGTAATAATTAATCTGTAAGGTAGTAGCTGAATTAGGTGCTACTCCTAGTAAAATGTTTGATCCAACAATAGTAAAGTAGGTGGGTTTTCCTCTACTTTGACTAGCATTATATTTATTATAAAAATCACTATTACTGATAAATCTTAATGTGCAATAAGGATCGCTTTGAAAGATAACAGTGGTTGCTTCTAAATATCCTGTTGGTAGAGAATAACTTTGTGTGCCAGCAACTGTAGTTGTGGAAGTATCAGTGTTTACCATTTCTCTCACTCGTAGTTCTCTATTAAGTCTAGCCTCAGTTAAAGTAATAAAATCACCTAAGTATGCAGTAAGATCACTTCTATTAAGGTAGTTCGCAATAGTAGTTTTGAGATTGGAGTATGTATCTAATGCCATTATAAGTTGCCTGTATATATTCTAAAATGTTTGTTATCGGAGTCGTTTAACCAACGAAAAAATCTAGTCTTGTCTAAGACTTTTCCATTGTAATTTAAGATGCCTTGTTTAGCTAATTGATGTACGACTATGTTTGGTAATCGAGCAACACGATATCCTTTTTCATTCTTTAGTGCATTTAATTTATATGCACCTTCATTTTGTGCTTTTTTATTGGAGTCTAGGATTTCTTTAATAGTTGCTTGATCTTGATAGTTTTCAATATGAAATTTATTCTCAGCTTCATCGACAATAAGATTAGTTTTGACTGATGACTGATCCCCAGGATCATTAAGTGAGAATTTTTTTGACATTACTTTATCGCTTTAGCTATCATTGCATCAACAGTATCTTTCATAGATAGACCTTGATTACCTGAGATGCTTAACATGGGATCATATTTACGATCACCTGGTGAAGTTTGTTTTGATTGTTTTTTACCATCACCTTTAGAAATCATTTGGTCTGATTTCTTTGCGTTAGCTACAACCTTAAACAACTTTGATGTATGTTTTTTATTGCTGAATATTGCCATTTGTTCCTCTCTATAAGTAAAAGGGGGTGCATAAACACCCCCCAAGATAAATAATTATGCTGTTAGGTTAAAGATACCATAGTTTGCGTTTGGTGCTTTTGCACATAAAGTCCACTCAGCTAAGAGTAACTTCTTGTCAGAGTCACCAGTCTTTGCAAGATCAGTAGTTTGGAATGGTCTTAGGAAGTCCACTGACCACATATCCATTTGTAGGATATCAACTCTGTTTGCGTTCTGATGTCTGTTTGGTACGAAAGCTACCTCACCAAAGTCTGATACATAAATGTCAGTAGTACCGATTGATACTCTGTCACTCGCATCTTTATACTTTGTTGCTACACCAGCAAATGCAGAAGCTAATTGCTTGTGTGATGGTGTCATCATTACAGTCTCAGGTTCTCCACCTAATTCAAAGGCTGTTAAAAGACCAGCTTTTAATAGTGCCTCTGTGTAAGTTCTGTTTGTACCACCAGCGATTGCAGTTCCACCATCACCAGCAGGAGTTGCTGTTAATGTTCCGTTTTTTGAGAAGTTACCAGCGGCAGTTGTTGTGCCAGGTTTGTTACCACCATACCATGTTCCAACTGAAGCAGCTTCTCTAGCTGTTGTTGCGTTACCAGCGACTTTTGCATTTTCGATACCTACTAATGCTCTTTCAATGTCTCGCTTGATTTCTTTACCCATCTTTGCAAGTTGATAGGCCATTTGTGTAGACATACCAGCATTATCAACTGCATCGTCAGTTCCTGAGATAGTTACTGATTTTGCAGAGATTTGTGTTTGGTTGTTTAGTCTTACTGTGGCTGTTCTTGCATCGCCTGTGTAGTCATCACCTTCGATTTGTGCGTTTGCAGCAGCATCAGCTAGTGAGTCTGTCTGCCATTCGTAAAGTGTGTTTGTTGCTGTACCTTTTGCTGCGTTGCTCATAAAAGGAGTTTCAGAAGGTGAAATATTGTAAATTACATCAGCTAAATCTTCTCTTATAGAGTTTGCACCATCATAGGTATCAAAAGTATTGGTTGGTTGTGCCATTACTTATTCCTTTCTATATATGTTATTGAGAATAAATCTGTTGAAGAACATTTGCTGCGTCTTGCACTTTGCCTGTTCTTCTAAGATTTGCTTTTTTAGATTTCAATCGTTTAGCTACTTCATCATCATCTTGAACTTTTGGGCTAGAGGAACTAACCACCTTCGATACCTTCGTCACTTTTTTATTTTTTAGATTAGCTTGTTTTAACTTATCGTATCGATAAGCATTAGCTAACATGAGGACTGCTCGGTGATCGACCAACATTGCAATTTCTTGATCGGTATAACCAATCGACTTTGCATAGTCAGTTAAGTTCTTTACAAACTGTGGCCCTTTATCTTTATCGCTATAGATCGGTAGTTTGTCAGCAAGAAGTTTTCTTTCATTCTCTAAATATTGAGAATAGACCTTTTCGCTTTCTTGTTGTTTTTCTTGGCGAATGCGATCTTGTTCTTGTTGAGCTGCTACTTGTAACTCTTTTCTTCGATCTTGTTCAGCTTTCTGTTTTACAAACTCTGCTGGATCTTCTCGATAGAGTCTTTCCATATCGACTTGAGGTTCACTAGCTTTTAATTGTTCAGATAATACTTGCAGTTGCTTTTCGTATTGATCTCTTTTGATTTTAGCCTCCTCGTTTAACCTGGTGTTTTCGTTTTTTAATTCTTCAACACTTTTTCTATCTTGCGATAGTTTTTCGGTTTTACGAGTATAATCACTTTGTCGAGAATATCCCTTTTTGAGTTCATCCAAGGTGACTTCCACATTTTCACCATTAACAGTTAATGAGTAAAGTTCTTGATTAGTATCGGAAGGTGTTTCATCTTCAATTTGATCTATAAGTTCTTCATCTTCAAAAGTATCTTCGATATTCGTTTCCGAGTCGCTTACTTCTTTTGTTGAATCTTCACTTGCTACTTCCTGAGTCTCTGAGGCATTTGTATTAAACAAGTTTTTCAGGGTGGTAGCTGCCTCACCTACATTGAGAGGCTTGGGCATTGGTGCAACAGACTCTGTTTGAGTCTCTGTTGCAGAGTCCATTGCTGGTTGTTCTGCCATATTTTACTCCTATTTTTTTATGATTTTACCAGTTTCCATGACGGACTGGATTTGCATCACAACGAGTTCCAACATTCTTCTCATAATAAAGATGTTTTCTCTCTGTTCTGAATTTTTTACATCACTGTTTAGCCATTCATTAGCTAGGTCGGATCGAATTTTGTTTACTGCATCTATAAATACAGGATTTTCTAATATTTGTTTTGCTTCAAGGCTTTTTTTGTGTTCGTTATCTGCCACGAGTAAAACCTATTCCTTTAAACTTTTCTGTATTATACATTTTGGTTGGGCCTTTTTGTTTCATTTCAAAAATTCTTTGTGCCTCTCCACCAGAAGTATCACCACGATTATTACCAGTATAAGAAATTGTATTACCACCACCATATTGTGATTGGTTTGGTGTTTGTTGGACTGCTAGTCCAGCATAGACATTACCCATATCATCAGCTTTGTCACCTCTTTTGGTTACATCAGCCATAGCTTGAGCTTCTTCAGCAGTTTTACCTAAGGTATTTTGTGCAAAATCCATCATATTGTCTTTTGCTAATTGATCTTCAAATTTTTTATTTGCGTCTGCTAAGAAATAATTACCACCTTTAGCAAAATAATAACCATCATCTTTTTTATCAATAATACCAGCATCAGCTAATCTTTTTGCATCTAGGTAAACACCTAATTGACCAAAGGGTGTAAATCTTTTGAACATCCCACTTAATCCATCACCATATAAATCTAACTTTCCTGATCCAAAATAAGATTGAACATCATCAGCAGTGCTACCACCCAAACCTAAATTCATAAAAGCATTTTGTTCTGGACTAAATACACTCCCAACACCTTGATAGGTTTCTCCCATCATGTTGCTATCATCACCATCACCTTGTGACTCTGGTAGAACACAAGCCTGTAAGACAGGATCATAAACTCTACCCTCTCCAGGATATAACTCCTCACAGTTAGGCATATTACTGTCTGGTGTATCTGGTGTCGGTTGAGCTGCTGGTGGCACGAAAGGATCTACATCAACTCTATAGGGATTGGTTGATGGAGTAGTGTAAGGAGGCAACCCACCAGCTTGGTTGTTAAGATAGTTGTCAATAATTCCTTGTGCTTGAGTTCCTTGGAAAAAAGGGGAAGTGAATGCCATTAGTTAATTCCTTGTTGTATAATTTTGGTTGCTAATTTTTCTTTTTCTAATTGTCTTGCATCAGACTCTTTGACAACTTGGGTTGCTAGTTTTTGTTGATCGAGATTTAACTTTTCAAGTTTATGCTGCTCATCAACTTGTTGTTTTCTAGCTTTCAGTTGTAGTTCAGCTTGATCTTTTGCTCTAAGTCTTTGCTGTTCTGCCTGTGCTAATTGTACTGTCGGATCAGGTTGTTGTGGTCTTGGTGGAGGAGGAGGCATTGTAGCTGGATTGTTAAAGAACTGACTTGCATCTTTGTAACCAGCATTTTCTAAATACTTCTCTAAGGTATTATAAATCT